ATCTTTTGTGCGACTGGTGATGTAGAGGAAGCAACGACCAAAAAAGAACAGGTCGTCAAAAATCCACGGGAACAAAAACGAGTTAGGCATATCGGGATCAAGTTGGCGTAGCCAGGTGCGAGGAGCCAACGGCACAGTCTCCATCTCGTCGCCGTTCCAAATTTCGGTGCACATCTTTAATTCCATGCTTGCCAAAACTGAGGCCATAAGGTCACGGCTTCGACTAATCGCAGGAACAGAAATGGCACGATTACGAGCCAACCCAGACTGGTACGTATACCAACTGCCGATCGTGTTGGGCGCTTTGTTTTGTCGGTAGTAATTAGTGCCAACTGCAGCTGCAACCGATTCCTCAGGAATAGGACTAATAGCCGCCTTTGTCACTTCTTTTTTGCTAAATAATCCCATTAGGTTTCCTTTGCAGGGGAGTGCCGACGGGTCCCCGACGAACCCGTCGACACGATGCCGATATTAGTTCACCTTACTACCATTATGGGTTTAGCCCGATTCTGATATTTGCTAGAAAGAGCAATACCCCACACTGCACACTTAGCAAGTTCTATTGGTCCTGGACTCGACTTGTGAGAAATCATGACTCCCATTCCTGTCTTAACGAGGACGCTTCTTAATATGTGTTCCGACAAACTGACTTGACCAGAATGCTTAACACGACCTTCAATGATCATCTTTTGAGCAATGCCTGTCCATTTCAACATTTCGGCCTGACCGACCACAGTCATGCGGCGACGGTAATGCAAAGGCGCATGGATTTCTAACGTCGGCGTAATAGCCAGGGCAACAAGCTTGTCAGCCATGACTCGATCAATCTCAACCCAAAGCGCCGTTTCGTTATCAACAATGAACTCGACATGAGTTTGCACAATGCCATCAAACATTGACGATCTGACGCCAACATAACGGTTCGTGTCCATACTCATCTCTACGGCCAGCACTCCACCGGCAGGCATTGGGTCCTCAGTTTTACAAGACGCCCAAACGCCTTCCTCCAACCAACTGCCTCGACTACTTACGAACATATTAAGATGTGCTCTGAGGAAACTGTCCTTCTTAGACACAGCCTGAAGTGCCTCAATCGTAATTGTTTTACCGAGAGCAGGGTTTGCGTAAATCCAGTTCTCAGGGTTACGCCAGTCCCGATCGCCAATACTCCACTCAGCAAAATATAGTTTTGTGCGCTCGCTTCGTTCAATCTCTGAGATTGCCGTTTCACGCATATGGATCATGGCCGTGCTCGACTCATCACCAGCTGTACTCCAACAACTCAACAAAGGATTCTTGCGAGCAATCTGCGACGGCCGTAAAGCCTCCGACAAACACTTCTCAGACACATTGAAAAGTTCGTCCACAACGATCAGGTCATACGACCCACCATGCAAGTTCGGAGAAGCTGCACGAACTTCCCACATAGACCCGTCCGGCATCGTCACCGACTTACGACCAAAAGTTCTCATTGCTTTAGCGCCGAACAAGTCAACAAGCAAAGGAGCCAGGCTGTTAAAGATCGCCTCAGCACGATCCAAACGGTTTGCCACCGACAAGATGTTTTGAGGCATCCCACGCATCTTTGCAAAGTCTGTCAACCACCAACCAATCATCGCACCAAGCCCAACCGACTTACCGTTCTGTCGAGCCGTACTGCATAAAGATTCACGAAACAAAAGGTCGCCATTTTCATCGTGACTAAGTTGTCCACTCAACGCATGAAGTTGCCATTCAAAAAGACAAATGTTTTGGTACGTCTCCGCCCACTTTGCAACCTGGGGGCCGTAAGACAGATTCGACAGACCAGACGTTTCCAATCTTGGAAAGTAGTCTCTGACCTGCGGTAATGTCGGCTGGTTCTCGCCAGTTCCGGCTAAATCTTTGTAAGGAGAGAGTACAAGATACGGTTCGGGGGCTATCGTGTCTGTGGAAAAAAAGGGTTCTGTCTTATTTTTGACAATTCTTTTCTTTATTTCGCCGTAACGCTGACCCTTCCTGCTGTTGCATGGTTTGCATGATGGTGCAAGGTTATGCAGTTCATGCGTACCTCCTCGGTCGTATTCGAGTAGGTGATCTGCTTCAGTAGCTGGTGCGCCGCATATGTAGCACTGGGGGTTGTCTCGTAATAGTTCGGCTCTGTTGTCTCGGTATTCTTTGCTGTTCCAGTGGCCGTGGTTCTTTTGTTTGTCTGTCATCGGGTTTCCTTTGGTTGGTGGTAATGGTAGGTCAAGGGCAAAGGTCAATAGATACTGACGCCCAAGCAAGAAGGGCACTTGCTCGGTTGTCCTCTAAGTACATGACAGGGTTGGGTGGTTTGTTTCCCCCACAATTTGGGCAAGTAGCCACAGGGTGCCGGTCTATTTGTTTTCGGTGGACAACCTTCGCCTTTGTACGTTAGGGAACGCTGATCGACTACATGACATAGTCGTCTACCCTCGTTACCGAGTGTTCCCATAGTAAGGCTCAGATACTTACAAGGGCTAATGCTCATCTCTTTATGAGCTGACGTTGTAGGGGGTGTCGGGTCAGTGTTCACTCCTGACCCGACGGTCTGATCATAGCCAGGTGGGTGGGAGCATTGTCAAGTATCCCCCACTAAATGCTTGAAATCAGTAAGGTTTCATCATGCAACGGCAACTTGGTCGTATCGCTGCACTGCTCAACAGTCAAGGAATTGACATAGACGAGATAGGTGAGGTCACTCAAGTGAAACCGACGACTCGAGCAACATTGCGTGAAACATCGCTGATCCAGTTCTCACCTAAATGGGAGAACGGTCCCGAATGGCCAGTAATCAAGCAAGGTCCAGTAGTCCGTATCCCTGTGTCTAAAGTGCAGAAACGCCAATCAAAATGGGCTCAATGCTTCATATTCCCTGACATACAGATCGGCTACTTTACAACTTGGACCGGTGAACTTGAACCGATCCATGATGAGCGTGCCATTGATGTAGCACTACGCATTTGTACTGACGTCAACCCTGATCTAGTCGTGCTGGTCGGTGACAACCTTGACTTGGCTGAGTTAGGCAAATATGTCGTGACTCCTGCATATCAGCGCACAACTCAAGCGACGATAGACAGAGCAACTTTGCTGGGTGCACAGTTACGCAAAGCAGCTCCTAACGCAAAGATCATTTGGTTGGCAGGTAATCATGAGGAGCGTCTACCCAAATACTTGTTGATGAACGCTTCAGCATCGTTTGGTTTGAAGCGAGGCAATCTGCCTAATTCGTGGCCTGTAATGTCTGTCCCGTTTTTGTGTCGACTTGATGAGGTTGATATTGAGTACCGTCCTGGTTATCCAGCAGCTCATTGTTGGATTACTCCAGAGTTGCGTGTTATTCATGGTGACAAGGTGGCTAGTGGTGGCAGTACGGCCCATAAGTATTTGTCGTCTGAGAAGGTCAGTGTGATTTATGGGCATATTCACCGCCGTGAATGGGCTGAGCGCACGAGAGACGACTTTGATGGTCCTAGGACGGTCATGGCGGCTTCGCCTGGCTGTCTGTGTCGAGTAGATGGTGCGATACCTAGCGTTAAGGGTGGCATTGATTTAGACGGTCGCCCATTGAAACGTACTGAGGATTGGCAACAGGGCGTAGCGGTCATACCGTACGATCCTGAGTCAGGGAAGTTTGTGTATGAGCAGGTCGCTATAACCGATGGGTTTGCGATGTACAGAGGGAAAGAGTATGAAGCATCAGCTAGTGCAAATCATTTGGCATGACGCTCACAGTGTTTGTGAGACTTGGACAACCAAAGGCGAAATAGACGTTGCTCCTTGCATTGTGTCCAGTGTCGGTTGGTTGCTCGAGTCAATCAAAGCAGATCATGTTGTAATCGCTCAGTCACGCATACTTGATGACGACCATTACGACCATGTTTTAGCGATTCCGACCGGCATGATTAAGCAGATCAATCGGTTGAAGGCGACTCGGGTTTTGCCTGTCGGTGATGATGGGTTTCAAGTCGAATCCACTGACCATTGATATTTATTTCGGCAAACTTAATTTGTTCGGGACGGTAAAAGTTTCCGTTAATCGTTAGGTATTCAACATGATGATCGTTTGCTATAGCGATAGCAAAAATTGGGGTTGTGAATGTCCATTCGTCGTTACCTGTGTGAATTCGCATAGGGTTAGTTGGTTGTATGAACTCACTCATTGTTTGGTTTCCTTGCTAGTCGGTCGCTGATTTTCTCTAAGTCTTTGGGCCGCCAGACGTGGACTTCTTCGCCTGAGTCCTCAAGCGCGTTGATCCAGTCCCACTGCAAATTACTGACGACACCTTTCGGACCTTTTAATTCGACAAAGATGGTGCCTCGGAAAGGGTGGGTCATCACTAGGTCGGGGAAGCCTTGGTTGCCTGTGTTGGGTGTGATCCATTTGCCCGGTCGGACTAGGGCTGGGTGTGTGTGCATGACGCGCCAACCATGCAATTTAGCCAATGTTATAACGGTCTTTTGG